AACATCCTGATTCTGGTCAGATCCCAAATGTTGCCGGTAGGAAAGAAATCGCCTGTTTCAACAATCTGCTCTATCGGATCGTCGACCCACGCCGTACCGTCCTCTAATTCCAGCATGTACCCGGTATCAATCGCTCCATAGATAGACTTTTCACCAACTGTTGAAGCCACCTGCCAGGCCGCTTGAGGATAAGTATCGGGAACTTTCTCAAACCATTTTTTATAAATCAGGCTGTAAACAAGCCATGTGTCGCAGGTTGTTGAACTCCCTGTTGGCATTAAAAGGTTGTATTCCTTGTACTCCGGATCAAACCAGCCTCTTGAATTTTCAATCGCTGAGTAATTAATACAATCGGAATCCGTAGGGTCAAAATACTTATCAATTCCTTTTACGAAATTAATCACCGCGCCATCAAAAACTATCAACCCATCAGCAGACAGCCAAATTGCAATGTTTCTGGTCACGTCCTGGGCCATGTCAAAGCCTATTTCAGCAGTGGCTAAAGTAAGCGGAGCAGGGCACCCAACATTAAAGGATATCGGTTTTATCGAAAAGTCTTCCGGGCCAGTCCCGGTCAAAAGATAAGTTTCGTTTCTTTTCAGGGCTACCCACGTTACAAAAATATTCGAACCGAACCTATTATAAAGTTGGGTTCCAGCGGTAAGAGGCGAGTTTCCACCAAAGTAAAGACTCTGAACGCCGTCCATGCTCGACTCAACGCCGTTCCAAACATCGGGAGCGTTTGAGACAGAATAATCAACCCTGTTTCCCTCACCGCCCAATTCGTAATTGCACAGAAGTACCCGATTGTTAAAGTCGGATGAAAACTTGAATTTCTTTACATCGATTGTTGCCGGCACACCCCAGACATGATTAACGACAAGTTCAGCCGTGGCATCGCCTGTTGTCCCGGTCAAAGTAGCTGAAGGAACCAGTTTATAAAAATATCCGGTAACACCGAACTCGCTCTTAATCGTTTCGTCAGAAGGCGGGTTCCACCAGGTTATGCCGGATTGGGCCAATGTGTCCGCTCCGTAAAATCTATCTTCTACAGTCTCGTCAAAAACCGTGCCAACTGTTGTATAATCATCGCCGTCATAGTAATAAATTGTAAAAGATGCAACGTTTTTATTGACATAATCCTGAAACATCTGCCAGCGAACAGCGGAAACGGCTTCTTCAAATGCGACAATTACATGGTCAGAAGTTGTCATACCGTCAAGCTCTGCTACACCGTAAGCTGTTGTATTTGCTTCGGTATTAACCTCTACGGTATAATCGTAATAAGTATCCTCTGAATTGTCCCACACCTGAAAAGCAATCGGCAGTCTGTCAACGCCGTCCCAGACGTTTGTTAAATCCTGCCATGGCGCGTCCACTGTAATTTGATAAATATCTGCACTGCCGGCCGAAAGGGTTACTGTGTATGCGTATAAATAATAGGTCTGTTCAGCGTGATAAAGTTTTGCGGTCGATGTTGTGCTGGTAAACGAGTACGTCCCGGTTTTAGCAAAAGCTTTGCCGTCTGTAGTCGTACCATCTGAACCGTTTGCAACTGCTGTCCATGCCGAACCGTTCCAGTATTTTACCGCTAATGTTGCGGTTGTCGTGTTGGCGGTTCCGACATAAAACTTGATCCCTTTTAACGGCCTTGTGCTGAGAACCATAAACGTATCGGGATCGCTGCCGCCTACATCTGCATATTCACTCGTAGCACTTGAGTTTAATTCATCTGTAAAATCGACAATGGTGGTGTAAGCGGTTCCCCCGGTTACGGTTACGGTTGCATTAGCGTCCGCACCTTCATTTGTTAAAGTGTCCGTCGCTGATAAATAAAGCCTGTCGTCGGTAAACCATAACCAGGACCAATGAACATGATCAACTGTGAATGTATCATTGTTTCCAGCTTCGGTGGCGTTCGTGACAGCTATTGTATCGCCTGCCTTGAACCCGGCAGCATGAAAGTCACCAGTCTCTGTGTTGATATAATCGTCCGTACCGCTATCAACGAAGCTCATATCTCCCGGTGTGTACCCTGTCCCGGTTTCTCCAAGTGCCGCTCTGAAAACTTTAGCGCACCTTGTTTCATCTCCGGCCCAGACTTTATTCTCGACACCATTTGAATATACAACCACACCCTGGGGGCCTTCTGAGAATCTTCCAAGTCCTGCGCCTGTCCCGTCCGTCTGAATTTCGGTGGCTTCAAAGTCTCCCTGCGAACCGATTGCGGTTTTATTTACAAGGACTTGAGAAGCGGTTAAGCCGGTGTTTTCCGCCTGAACCAAGTTATATGTTTCTTGAGTGTATCCTTCTGAACGAAGCTGAAACCCGTTCCTTATTTTAAGGTAGCCGGTGAGTGCAGTTGAGTTAACCGCTGTATATCCCTGAACGCCTTCAATCCCTGCGGTATTATATCGCATGTTCTGAAGGGTCTTGAAATTTTCCGGGCCTATCTGTGCAGGGTCGGCATCGGGCATCCACGCACCTTTAAACGTGTGCCATTTCTCGACAAGGGGCGTGTCTTCCTGTGCCATGGCAAACGATGCTATGAGTACAAGAAATATGATTAAAAGTCGTTTCATCGAACGGGTTCCTCTGCCTGCTCACGAATAAGCTCGTTAAATTCACCACGATACCGGTCAAGCTCGGCCTGATACAATGCCATTATTTGAGCGTATGAACCGAACCTTCTATCTTTCAAAAATCCCTGTGCGACAACATAGAAAGTTAATGCCGTGTCGTAAACCGCAGGGGTTGTTACGGCTCCACTTGATGCTATATCAGAGGGTCGGGTTACAAGATAAACTGTTACTGTCTCAGCCGTTCTAGCCGCTAAGGCTGGATATATGCCAATTTTCCCGGCATACTCGTACCAGTATGCAGGTTCTTCGCTATCAGGTTCCCCAACGCTTCTCACGTTGCCTTCGATCAATCCCTTGCTGCCGACGGAATCAACATAAACAACCGCCTTGACTGTGATATACGCGGTTGACAAACTATATTCTATGGTGTCTGAGATCAGATCAACGCTTTCGGTAGCTTCGGTGCAGTGTGCCTTGGCCGCAAGATCCTTCATGCCGTCATTGACCCACCTTAAAAGCTCGGTGTCGTCAAAGAACTCATTAGCATCGCCGGAATCTTCGTTAAGATAATACCGGGCATTTGTGATAATAGCTGAAGCCAAAGTTGAAGATGTTTGTTGGCTTCCTGCAAAACACAATCCGGCAAAGAAAAGAATAAGGAGTATGATTAATCGTTTCATATGTACCTCTTGATTCTTGAAACATCGCTAAGGTTCCAGCCTTCTTTTGAAAGCGCATAGTTTCCGCGAATTTGTGACAGGCATAAATTCCAAAGGTTTGTATTTTTCTCTACCGTTGTCTTGAGGCCGTAAAAGTTTTTATGGTCACTGGCCGGTAGCAGCATTAAATCCATAACCCCGTAGGCTACAATCCCGAAGTGAAACCTTGATGGTATGTCGGTTATGGAAGATGGCATGTACCTATATAAAAGGATGATGTCGTAATCAAAATCGGGATCGTCTACCCAGATATTGTCGTCTTTTATGTAATATTTGGTTGACTGGTCATTGGTGGCTTCGGTATCAGGGATTCTGAGAATCTTTGTAAAGTCAGCGTCTTCTTTGAATATCAGCCCGCCGGATGAGTATGTGACTGCGAAAACAGACCCGTTTAATGTGAAATTCGAAGTATCAATTACAGTTATTTTCCAAGTTCCGTTGGCTTCAACTGAACCGACTATACCGGATACCGTAACGATATCGTTTGTTGACCTGCCATGAACCGCGGAGGTCGTTATCTTGCACAACCCCCCGGATGTCGCAACCCCGGAGACGGCAATTGCGTTCGTTCCCATATCAAGAACCCGGACAATATTATTTACATCCGTAGGCGGTACAAAAACATGATTGCCGTAAGTCGCTGCCAGGGCCACTCTTTTTGTAAATCGTTCCGGATCAGCGTTTAAAAGCTCCATCCCGAGCAAGCCAACAGCTGTTGCAACTGTTTCGGTAAATCTCGTTGCTCCCAACTTTCGCGCCTGGACTTCTCGAAGTTCGAGCCTGATTCTGCTTTTTAGTGCAGCGTCATTCATAATAGATCCTTATACACCTTTTCCCACAACCGTTTGGCCGTTACAGGGATGCTGTGTTTTTCTTCAACCCACGCCCTTGTCTGTTGCTTCATTGAGAGAATTTCTTTGTCGGAAAGGCTTAGAATATTAATCAGCGTTTCTTTTAAAGTTTCCGGATCGTTGGCAATGTTAAGCGAACATGAACCGAACTCTTTTTTGTAAAGGTCTTGAGCCAGAGAATGAGTGATTGCAATCTTGCCAAGTGCTGCGGCTTCAAGCGCTGCATTGCCCCATTCACCATAGATTTTCCCCTGCGCTTTCATTTCCATGGCTTCAATGATGATGTCGCAATCTCTAACCCTGTTCAGACTGTCCCTCCACATCATCCGCCCTGAAGGTTTATCATCCTTAACACCGACGTACTCGAACCTGTCCCCGTACTTTTCCTCAAGGCTTTTCATAATCTTAATTATTTTTGCAGTTCCCTTATGCTCGGGAAGGGACGGGAAGTGGCCTATTTTTAATTTCTTTCCATGTTTTTTAAAGTCCGGCTTTAGAAACTCAGTATCGACAGGGTAATAAACCCACTGCTCGTTATTCGCACCATGGCCTAAAAGGTCGGGCATTTGAATAATTGTGGTATTGACTACCTTATTATAGTTCGGGTTCAGCATTTCATGATTGGCCCGGTAAGCCCCGCCGCCGTGCTGCATTACAATCTTTTTTTCTTGGAGATTAACGCCTGGATGGATTAGAGTCGACGTTATGAAATGAAGAACCTTTGCCCTTTGCGCAAGCCCGTGTAACTCGAAGGCTTCCAGGATTAAACTATTATTCGGAAGTTTGGCAAGGACGGGATGAATCGGAATCTGCTCAGGATAATAGAACGGATGAAACTCCCCCTTGAGAGCAAGAACATCCAACCCAAGATACTGAAGACATTTGAAAAATCTCCACCCGGTATTCGCCCAATCATTTTTAACTAACATTAAAACATCAAACATTTTTCCCCCTTAAAACTCTTGCAGGATTGCCAACCACGACATCCCCCGGCAATACATTGTTTAATACAACAGCGCCTACCCCAATAAATGCGCCGTCCCCGATAACCGTTTTTTGCCCAAAACCACCACGAACAGTTGAGTTCAACCCGAACCAGCAATCCTGACCGACCGTGACACTCCCTGCCAAGATCGTGCCTGCTGAAATCTGAGTTCTTTTTCCTATATAACAGTTGTGAGCGACATGAACGTGGTCGTCTAATTTAACTTGTGACTCCAAAATGGTGTCATACACTGTGCCCTGAACTACCGTTGTGTGTGAACCGATCTCGACATCATCCCCAATTAAGACACCACCAGTATGCTCAACCCTGATTAACTTGTCCCCGTCCCGTTCAAACGAAAACCCCTTTTCCCCAATCACTGCGCCGGACTTGATTAAACACCGATCACCTATAAATACATGCCCACGGATGACCACATTATCATGGATCTCAGCACCCTTTGAGATAACAACGTCAGGGTCGATGGAACAGTTCTTGCCTATCCCCGGTGTTAAATCCTTGGCCCTTGATTTGGCAAACTCAAGTCGTTTTAAATCACCCATCTTATGACCTCGAATGCTTCCGCATATTTTGTATTAATTTGGATCCCCCGGCATCTTGCGTGCCCTGCTGTTATCGTAGGGTCACAGAAGGGCCGCCATGTTTGAGTCTTGAAAATGCTGATTGCTTTGATCTTGTTTGCAATGTCCTTTGAAGAAAGCCTGAAGTATGTTTGAGTCTGGTGGAGACCTATGTGATTCCAGAATAATTCGTACCCTAAAAGTTTCCGATCTTTAAAGGCCCGGACACCTTCCTCTGAAATACATTTATGATCCTGGTGGATATCGAAGGTAGATGGGATAAAAACACAGTCGGGGTTTATCGTATCTCGAAGCGAAACCAACTGCTCAAGAACGTGTTGCCGGCGATTACTCAATTTACGCATTTCGTAACCGTAAACAATTAAATCAAAACCAAGAAACTCTGCTGATAATGCCTGCTCTTTTGCCCAATCATTCGATTCCATCCCGGGCGGAAGGACTTTGGGATCAACGCAAAACACGGCAACAGTAACCTTACTTCCGGATCGAATCAGTCTTGATATGACTCCACCGCATCCAATCTCGGCATCATCTGCATGAGGGGCTACGATAAGAACATTTTTCAATCTTCTACCTCTATTGCCTCCGAATGTTTGGCCATGTGCTTATTGTAAAAGTATTCGCTGGTATACTTCTTTCCGCAAATACCGCAGACGTATTCTGGTTCAACGGGTGCGGCTTCTTCTTCCGGTACGTCAAGTATTTTTTCCACCGGTACAAAGTCTCGTATTCCTTTGAAAATGTTTCCGTTGTACTTCATCATCCAATCGGCATCGGACTTAGGCATTTTAATCCATTGCCCAGGAATGTATTCTGTCTCGATTTGTTTCAGGTGCTTGTTTTTAAAAACGAACGCTTTCTTCCCTATATATTTTAATTCGACCATGACACCTCCTTAAAAGGTGGACGGGGTACAGGGGAGTATACCCCGCCCGGTGGCCACCTTATGCTTCATCAGCTATGGAATCGGTCATCTTATACGTGACCGAAGCATAGATGATTGTACTGGTGGGTATTTTTGTGGCTCCCGTTTTATTGAGAGTAAGATCAATGGTGTCATCGGCTGTAAACTTATGCAAAAAGCCTTCAACTTCTCCACTGTTCATGGTGAATACAGTCGTGCTAAGGATACTGATCCCATCATAGAACGCATCTGCGTCACCGCCGTACCCGACATCGGAATCGGTACACCCAGCAGGCAAAGCTGCCGAGATAAGAACGTCCATTACTCTCGCATTCTTCGGGATCGGGAGCAACTGAATAACATCACCGCTGACAATAGAATCATCGGCAGTAGTAAAAATAACATGCCTGTTAAGCGTCACCCCAGCAGGTACTCGAAAATCAGGCATAATACCTGCATCGACGGCATCTGTAGTGTGTGTGGTCATATTGTTACCTCCTTATGCCTCATCATTTATGGCATCAGTCATTTTGTATGTAACGGATGCATAAATAACTGTGCTGGTGGGTATGTCGGTTCCTCCGCCCTTGTTAAATGTTATATCTATTGTGTCGTCTGCCGTGAACTTGTGCAGGAAGCCGGCAACGGCCCCGCTGCTCATATTGTAAACAGAAGTATCCAAGAGATCCAAGCCGTCAAAGAATGCATCAGGATCGCCACCGTAGCCGACATCACACCCTGTATATCCAGCGGGGAGCAGTGCCGAAATAGATACGTCAATAACTCTGGCGTTTTTCGGAATCGGGAGCAACCTGATAACATCTGCGCTTGCGATTACCTTGCTGGCGGTTGTATAAAGAACGTGCCGTGTAAGCACAACTCCTGCCGGCACTCTGAAATCAGGCATAATGCCAGCGTTTACTGCATCTGAACTGTAAGTCGTCATCTTATTACCTCCAATGGTTTACGCATTCGGATCACTACAAAAAGTGTCTACTGCGATACGTCCGAACCATTTGCTGTTGAAGTACGTTCCCTTGACTCCGTAAATCGTACCGGCTGTGATCGCCAGCGCGTTTCCGCGGTCGTCCTTTTCCTCATTCCAGGAATAACGGAACTTTCCACCGTCTCCACCATAGGCAACAACAGCGGCCTGTGCCCCAAGAAGCAGGGAACGGGAAGCGGTCATGTCTGTGGCGCATGAAGTCGTATCATCCAGTCGGATAACGTTACGGTGCTTGTGAAGAATAACTCCGGCGTATTCGCCCAGAGCGTTCTTATAGAGGTCTGATTTCGGCCCGTCTGTGGCCTTATGGATTTCGAGCCAGTCATTCTGTGACAAACCGGTTCTCAAGCTGTAGGCGTTCCAGGGGTGCATCAGCAAAACGTACTTGTCTTCACCGTCAATCCTGAATGGCTGAATCAGCGGATCAAGGGTTTCAATTTTGGAAATGAGTTTTTCGGTAATGCCAATATCCATTGTGTCGGTTGCGGTGATTGTCGCAAGGGTTGTAGCGGTCCCGCCGTAAACCACGTGATCGCTGTCGGGGGAATTGAAACTGTTTGTGCAGCGGCCTGTGTAGCTGACACCAACATGAAACGAGGTATCGATTCCACGCGCCCCGGCCAAGTACATCATGCACTGCTCATCGCTGTCTTCAGCAAACCATGTAGCAAGAGCGTCCC